TTGCAGAGCAGTGTGAGCAGGAGCATGACGTTAAGCTGCTTACTCAATCCGAAAAGACAAGCGGCTCCGTATTCCACAGATACGACTTATCCTGGCTTATGCGCGGTGATATGAAGTCACGCGGCGAATACGAAGATAAGATGCTGAAAAACATGGTGTTAACCATTAACGACGTTCGGGAAATGAATAACCTGAATGAGGTTTCTTGGGGGCATACTCCATACGCGCAGGCGGGGGTTACTCCCGTCAACGAAGATGGCACAATTGATTTAAACACGCCAGCAGACGCGGCGAATAACGATACCAACGATGGAACTCCGCAGGCAGCAAACTAATCTCGAAACACGCTTTATTGTTTCAGAGGAAACAAGGGCCAAAGTAGTGAATGAGGAAACTCGCACTATCCGGGGCTACGGGATTGTGTTTAATAAGGAAAGTGTTGATCTGCGTTCGCATGGGCGCACTTTCCGCGAAGTAATCAGGCCGGAGGCAGTCGAAGGGGTTGCTTTTTCACGGACGCTATCTATGCACAACCATCGCAGTGAACGCCTTTTAGGAAATGCCGCATCCGGTACTATGCGTACAGGAATAGACAGTGTTGGGGTGTGGTATGAAGTTGATTTGCCAGATTCCCCAACCGGAGAAGACGTTTTAGTCTCTGTTCGCCGTGGCGACACGCCAGGGTCTTCTTTTCAGTTTGACATCAAAGCCGACGGGGAAAAATGGTCGTTGCGCAATGGTAAGGCATTCAGGGAGGTAATTGCCTTTAATGGCGTTTACGAAATGGGGCCGGTATCGGAACCCGCCTACCCTGACACAACCATCGCTGCCAGGTCTATGCAGCAGCTTGAAAAGGTTTTGCGCGATGATAGCGAAGGGGAAGGCCCGTTAATGGATGACCCGACAGGTAACACGCCTGCTGAATCATACCAACTATCGTACATGGTAGATGCTGCCGCCTGGGCGCTTTACCGCTCAAACGACATGATTTATTCGCTCAACAACTACATAGGAAACTATAAGATGTTCGCCGAAAACATGCCTGCTGAGGCGTCTATTTTCAACCAGCTTATAGCACAGTGCGAAACGGCTAAATCGGCGCTTGTTGCGCTGATTGACGGCCATGCGGACGCTGTAAAGGCGCTGAATAGCGGCGAGAACAGAAGCGAAGAACAGCACAACGAAGCAGCAACAAAAACATACACGGAAGACGAAATTTTCTGTGTGATCTACTGATAAACAAACAACATAAACACTATGACACGCTTAGAAGCCTTACAGGAACTTTCGCAGGTCGAAGCCGCACTCAAAGACATTCGGGCGGTCAGAAACACAGACGGAACGTTCACTGATCCGCTTGTACAGACAAGCCTCGACAAAAACAACGCTCGTTACAACCAGCTAAACGCTATCATGCGAGACCTCGCTATTGAGGAGGAGCAGCGCAAGATGGAGGCCGAACGCGAAATTACGGCGCGTTCCAGCAACCCAGCGACCAAAGAAAATACCTCGCTAACATACGAGGATTCATTTTGGCGGTGGGCAACACAACACCCTGAACGCCGGAACTTGACCGCTGATGAAAGCCGTATGCTTGAAACGCGGGGCACTTCCATATTGGTCACTTCTACCGATTCGCTTGGCGGGTACACTGTTCCGCAAAGCTTCTCCAACACGCTAGAGCTTATGATGAAGTTCTACGGCGGGTGGTCGGCATTTGGACAGATGCCCGACACAATTGGCGGCACACTGAAGTACCCATCGCTTGATGACACCTCGTCAACTGGTAACATTCCAGGGCAAGGCACGGCGTCCACTGTTCTTGATTTGACGTTTGGAAACGTCCTGTTCGGAGATCACACGGTGGATTCAAAAATTATCAAAATCTCTGAGGAGTTGATGAATGATAACCGTGTGGGCTTGGTGCAGTCAATTATGACCGACATCATCCCGCGCCGTTTGGGTACTGCTATAAACACTTTCCTGACCACAGGCACAGGCACTAACCAGCCGTATGGCCTTACCACGACTGTCACAAACTCGGCACTCACGACCGCAGGCGCTACGGCAATCACACAGGCTGAACTTTTGCGGGTTGTGTATTCAGTAGACCGGGCGTTTCGTGACAAGGGCGCATGGATGATGAATGATACCATCCTAGGATACCTTCGGACGCTGGAGATCGGGAATACCAACACTATTCCAATTTTCACGCCTAACGGTAACGTAGTTGGCCAGGAGCCTGTGCGCTTGTTCGGATACCCGATCTATATTAACAATGATCTGGCAGCCGCAAACGGAACGACACGCCTCCCTGTAACTGCTACAAAATCACTGTATTTCGGTGACTTCTCGAAGTACAAGGTTCGCACAATCGGCGGCATCCAAATGAGCCGGAATGACATGTTGTACTGGGCTGAGCGCTCTGTGGGTTTCCGTGCTTTCCAACGGATTGACGGTAACCTGGTGAACGCCAACGCTATCAAGTACCTGTTGCAAGCATAATGCTCATTAAGTATCGCATTGGCGGGCGGATTGCCTCGGTTTCACCTGAAGAAGGCCGCGCCCTGATAAGCAGTGGACTTGCTGATGAAGTCTTTGTTAGTCCGCCCGCTCCAAAGCGAGAAAACGCACTGGATAAAAGGAAAAAAGAGAAAAGGTAATGCACAAAGTCACCGTACAGCCAACAATTGAACCCGTCTCTTTAGCTGACGCTAAAGTGTGGCTAAAGGTGCATCCTGACGTAACGGATGACGATGATCTTATCAGGGCATTGATTAAAACAGCGCGTGTATGGGCCGAAAGTGGAACTGGGCAGGCGCTTATGGAGCAAACGGTCGCACAGGTATGGGATTGCTTGCCAAATTACGGCACGTTTGAGCTATCGGTTTCGCCTGTTATTTCTGTGACGACGGTGGGCTATCTTGACGCAAATGGAGCCTATCAAACATGGGCATCGACTAATTACACGGTTGACGACTTTTCTGTACCTCCCCGCGTGGTGGTTAAAGGATCGGTTTCGCTTCCTGACACTGCCAGCGAGGCAGACTACCCGAACATTTGGAAGATCACCTACAAGGCAGGTAACGCAACCGCGCTAAACGTTGACGCAAATATCAAAACGGCTATGCTGTTACAAATTGCGATGATGTACGAAAACAGGGAAGACATGCCGTTGGGCCGTGAAAGTGGAAACCCGTTCGCCCGATCAGCGTGGAATCTTTTAGCAATTAGCCGCGTGAATTTGATATGAGACGCGAAAACAACGAAAGTCTTGGTTCGCAAATTCCAGACTTGGGTACGCTCAATGAACGGGTTACAATTCAGACCGCAACAGCAACCAGAGATGTTAACGGAGCCGAAGTGCTTACTTATGCCAATACCGCTACTGTATGGGCAAGGGTTGAATCGGCGAATACGGGAAACAGTGAACAATTGACAGCAGACCAAACAACAGTCTTTACCCGGTACAAAATAACGATCAGATACAGGACAGACATAGGGGAGAAAACAAGGATTGCATACAATGACGGCATCCAAGACATGAGCCTTGATATTCTTTTCAAAGAGGTTTTAGGGCAACGAAGATTCTTAAAAATAGTGTGTGAACATCGAAAATGAAGGCAGGGCGCTACATATCAGCAATACTCAACGCAGCAGCGGGTGTTACAGCAATCACTTCAAACCGGATTTACCCGGTGATGATTGCCCAAAATATACCACTTCCTGCAATTGCCTATTCATGCACCTACACGCCAGCAGACCCGAATAAAACCCAAAAAGAAACGGCGTATTTGTGCAAGGCAACTATTTCCTGTTGGTCTGACAGTTACACACAATGCGAGGACATGGATTTGGCTGTAAATAATGCGCTGAATTTCGTGGAAGGCACAACGGCTGGCGTAACCGTTACCGGCTGCGAATATCAAGGCAGCGAGGACGGGATTAGCGAGGACGGGGCGAATGATACATACAAGTTTTACAGGTCATCGACCTACGAAATAAGGATCAACCGATGAGCGAAGTAGGCTTTTTAGAATCTGAAATGACTGAGGTTTTTTCGCGCTTCCGGCGGCTAGGCAAAGCCTACGCAGAAGCGGCCCCCAGAGTGGCGGGCATTGGCGGTTCTTATCTCGCTTCGGCAGCGGAAGCCGCCGCGCCAAAAGGCAGAAAAACACACCGTAGGTACTCAACGGCGAAAGTTAATAAGTCAATGAGAGCGCCTAAAGGAATGGGGGCGGTAGTGGCAACGTATTCACCGGGCAACCTTGCCAGGTCGATGCAAGTGCTGAAATTACGCCGGACAAAATCGGCGGTAATCGTTGGGGCTAACCTTACAAAAGGCAGTTCAAAAGGCAATTATAGCGGGATGCGCACGGATGGCTATTATCTCCACATGGTAGAGGGAGGCACAAGGAACTGGCCAGGTGGAAGGCCGTTTTTTATGGCAACATGGGCAAGGGTTAGGCCACGGGTGGAGAAGATTATGATTGACCAATTTACGCTAATTGCGCAACGCTTTAACGCTGAGAATCAATGAAAGTAAGACTAACAGTTGACTGGATAGACCACGGATTAACGCACAAATGCGGTAGCGTGGTAGATGTGAGCGATAGAGACGGGGCGGCGCTGGTTGAGGCCGGGCATATACAAGTGCACCAGGATACGCCGTCAAGGATCAACCCTGATTTGTATGGCCTTGGATGCTTACCATCTGAGCCTTCGGTTATTGCCGCCAAAAATAAAAAGTAACCCTAAAGGGGCAAAACAAATAAACACAAAACACGCAACACTATGGCAACTGCTGGAGTAGTCAATACTAAACTTTTGAAAATCTATGTCGGGGCAACGGCAATCACTTGCCAAACCGACGGCACACTATCCATGAGTTCCGACACCAGGGATACCACCTGCAAAGACAGTGGGCAGTGGAAAGAAGCTCTTTACGGGCAAACAGGTTGGGAGATTTCAGGCACAGCGCTTGGAAGCTATGACGGAACAATGTCGCTGCACCAGCTTACCGGGCTAATTATCGCTCAAACCGTATCCACGGTATCGTTCAAAACGGCTGTGTCCGGTGATGACATCCTAACAGGTACGGTCATCTGGACAAAGATGGACATTGCCAGTGCTGGCACAAACCAAAACGTCAACATTTCTTACACGGGCATGGGAACAGGTGCGCTCGTACAATCTTCATAAATGATCCATACAATCGAATTGGGTGGAAAAACCCGCAAGGTGTTATTCGGAAATTATGTTTTCCGAAAACTTGAACAAGAAAAAGGTATCGGACTATTCGACATATCCGAAGGCCTGCAAAAAGTCAGTATTGCTCTAATCAGCGATATGCTCTACTACGCTTTGCGCTGTGCTGAAATAGGCGACGGCGGCGAAATGGAAGATTATGATGCTGACACCGTTTGCGCCTGGATGGATGTAGAAACCAGTTCAATTGGGCTTGTGCTGCCTTGGATTACCGACGCTGTTACCGCGATGACAAAAAGCATAAGCGGTGACGCAGAAGAAGCCACAGAACCTACAAAAAAAAAGGCGTAGGATTTGATTGGGCGGTAATGATCTCAGGCGCTGGCAAGATGGGGTGGAAAGAGCATGATTTTTGGCTTTCCACCCCTTCTTATTTTTTCACGGCGTTGGATGGCCACATGTCTCAGGAAGTAGACAGGACAAACATGGGCTTTGCTCAGGCGCGCATGGTTGCCTATTACGCAGGGGTTCAAAACCTCATCAAAGGCACGGAAATGAAAGACATCTATCCACTCCCTTGGGATGACAAGATTAAGACGGCAAAGTTTGATCCGATAGATAATGAAGAAATGGAAAAATTTGAAGCGGCGGCGGCAAGGGCCTACGCTAAAATAAACGAAAATGTCAGTAGCAGCACTTAACGTACGAATAGGAGGTGACATCCGGGAGCTAAACAAAGCGCTTAAGGATGCGGAAAAGGCTGTGCGCACGGCAAGTAGTCGAATAGGTGAAGCCGCCAGGGATTTATCTACAAAACTAACGCTGCCGCTGATCGGCTTTGGCGTTGTTGCTATTAAGGCTGCGGGCGAAATTGAGGCGCTACAAAAAGCAATGGCGGCAACATTTCAGGGCGCTGGCAGGTCATTGTCTGAAGCAGCTACCGAGGTAGACAATTTGCGCAAAGCCGCTGAGGCCCCCGGACTTGACTTTGAGCAAGCAATTAAGGCTTCGCTTCGATTGCAAGGTGTAGGCTTGTCGGCTGAAAATGCGCGGGAAACCATCGTGCAGCTTGCAAACGCAATCGCAACTTCTGGCGGCACGGCTGAAAACCTGAATGGCGTTACGGTACAACTTGCGCAAATCATCTCCAAAGGCAAGATTTTGAACTCTGACCTTATGGTTATGAAGGAGAACATGCCTGGCCTTGCGAAAGTAATGCAGGACACGTTTGGAACCGATCAGGCTGACAGGTTGAGGGAGATGGGGGTTAGCGGCAAAGAGTTTGTGGAAAGAATAACCGCCGCAATGGCAAAGCTGCCGAGGGTTGAGGGCGGTATTTCAAACTCTATTGTTAATGCCGGAACAGCAATCAAAATGTTTCTGGCAAGTGTGGGCGAATCACTCAATAAGACTTTTAATATCAGCACCAAATTAGACGGGTTTGCCAAATGGCTTGGTGACATATCTACCCACTTCTCCACTCTTGACGAAGGCACAAAAAAACTCATTGCTGGGATTGGGGTGTTTGCAATTGCTTTAGGGCCGATGCTAAAGGTCGGGCAAGGGGTTGTGGTGGTAGTTGGGGCAATGATTAAGGCTTTTAACGTGTTACAGGTAACCCTTTTGAAATCCATTGCGGGTGAGGCAATCCCGTCCGCAATTAAGGCTTTTCAGGCGCTTAATTTGGCTACAAAACTTACGATTTTAGGCGCTGCTATTGGTATAGTATTGGCGGCGGCGGCGGCCTTCAGTATGTTGGCAGAGGACACCAGCGCTGCCGCTATGGCAACTAAGTCCGTTAACGAGGTAATGAAAACGGCAGAGGCAGCCGTTGCATCTGAAAGGATTAGTGTCGATCTACTTATCGGCACAATCAAAAGCAATACCGCCGCTTATGTAGACAAGAAAAAGGCGCTTGATGAACTAAAGAAAATTAGCCCTGAATATTTCGGCAACCTTGACCTTGAAAAGTTAAAGGTTGAAGATGTTACAAAGGCGCAAAATCTGTACATTGATAGTTTGTTGCGCGGGGCAAGGGCGAAGGCGGCACAAGATAAGCTCATTGACCTGGACAGAAAGCGCAGCGAATTACAGGAAAAGCTAGATAGGGCTAGTGCAAACAACACTACATCTACCGCTCAAAATTCAGGTATTGGTGGCAGTATCGCTATGGACATTTCCAGAGCGAACGCAAAAAAGACGGTTACACAAGCGCTTGTTGAAGAAATTGCCGCATTAAACGCGGAAGATGCCAAACTGCGTGAGGTAATCAATACCAACCGTTCGGCTACGCCAGCGGAAATAGCGGCGGGGTTGGCTACCAAAAAAACGGCTGAAGTAACAGAAACCGCAGCCGAAAAAACCAAGCGCTTACGCGAAGAAAGAAAACAATTAAAGGAGACCACCAATGCCGCAAAGGATGCAGACGAAGCAGAAACAGCATCACTCGAAGCATATCAAAGGCAAGTAGAAAGTGCAGAGGCGGCGGTAATTGCGTACAACCAAACCCTACTCGATGCGATAAAGTCCGAAGACATTGCAAGGGCTGCAAGCGCCGGGGCTACCGATACGTCCGGCGGGCCGTCTGGCGGTGAAACGCCTTTATCTGGCGGAAAAGAGGTACAGGGTAAGACAGCCCAACAAGAAAAAGAAGAGCAGCAAATAGAACGGTTAAAGCAAATGAAGGAAGGGCTTGATGCACTACCAACTGCTGCCGAAACCGCCGCAAGTGCCATATCCAGTTTTGGAGACATCCTTGCATCTTCACTAGAGCAAGGCGGTGCTTCGTGGAAATCATTTGCGTCTGCCGCTGTTTCAGCTATTGCCCAGGTGATAAACCAGCTCATTAAAATGACGGTGGCCAGGGCTATTGCATCTGCCATACAAAAAGGCTCTGCTATTAACCCGCTTGTTGGCATAGCCCTTGCGGGGGTTGCTGGTACTTTGGCCGGGGCGCTTTTCAAAAAACTTGTTGGCGCTGCACAATTCGCAAAAGGAACAATGAACGCCCCCGGCGGCATGGCGCTTGTCGGCGAAGAAGGCCCGGAACTTATTAACCTACCTGCTAGGTCACAGGTTTACACGGCTTCACAGACAAAGAATATATTAGGCGGTGGCGGTGGCGGGAACGTATCCGTAAGCGGAGAATTTACCGTGCGCGGCACCGACTTAGTGCTTGTGCTTGATCGTGTTCAAAACAAACAAACCCGACACCAATAATGGCAATACGGCTCTACGGCATCGGCGTTTCTCCGCAAACGGAAAAGACATACAGGGCCAGCATCTACGATGCCGACTTTTCAGGCACGGCCACCACCTTTGAGGTATCAAAAGGCGGTATTACAATCAATTGGGAGACATCGAAAAAGGAAGACAGACATGCCCCTATTTTTGGCAGCGTTGCGGCGGTGAAAATGCTTGTTCCCGTAGGAGATAGCATACTTGAAACCTTCCTGGAGGACTTGCGTACCAGCAAAGAGGGCCGTTTCTTTCTCGAAATAACAAACCACACAGATAGTATTGTAGAGTGGCGTGGCGTAATTGTAGCGGACAATTCATGGGAGACTGACCAAGCGGCAATCTTTGAAGCAAATATCGCCGCCGTTGACGGTATAGCACTACTGAAAAAGACGCCGTACTACGACACCACAGGCCCGGCGCTCTACACTTCATCGCAGCGACTAACGCACCACATTACAAAGGTGCTTTCCAAGTTGACCCATGCAAGTCTGTGGGGCAGTGGTGATATAATCCTTGAAACGTCGGTAGATTGGTGGGCGGTAGGAATGACAGCGGGGGGCGCTAACGATGCGCTACACCTGACCTACGTTGATAATGCAGCCTTTTATGATTACCACACAAAAGGGAGCATTGACGATGACGTGTTAAGCTGCTACGATGTGCTTGTCAATATAATGATAGCTTTTGGCTGCCGGATCGTACAGAAAAGCGCCGTGTACCGTGTTGAGCAAATTGACTATCGCTACAACTCGACCTATGAAACTAGGTCGTACAGCAAGGCGGGTACATTCATCTCGAACTCCACCAGGTCAGGTCTAAACAATATTACCCAAGCGGCTACAGGGGCAAAATTATCCTATGTAACATTCGACTATATTCCGCAAATCGGGAAAGCAAAAGTTTCCTACGAAGCGAAGTTGCGCCGTAACTTTTGGGGAAACATCCTACTGTCTCAGGGAGCGACGTTCAATTTCGACCAGGAAATAAGCTCGAATAGTGGGGCCACTACATTGCGATTGAGGGGTAATTTTATGGTTAGCGTTAAGAACAATTCTTATAGCGGAAACCCGCAGGATATTCTATTCACCGAGATGGCCATGTTCCTAAAGGTGGGCAACAACTACCTTAATAGAGACGGCACGTACCAGAATTTTGCCTTTTTCCCTGGTACTGCTAGTTGGTCAACTAGTGCGCTAAACCTTGTAAAGATCGTATCGAGCGGGCAGCAGGTGCAACCTGTAGGGCTATCGCAGACGTTTATCTTTTCCTTCGACTTCATTACGCCTCCGCTCATTGGCGATGGCTCAGATAATGCCGTTGCGGTTAGTTTCTCGCAGCTAAAGCGGAATAATAACGAGTCTGTTACATCGGCTCAGTTTACTATTTCCTGGACGGCAGGAAGTATGTGGATGGAGACCTACGACCTTGGTACGCCAGATGTGCAGGAGGATGAAATATTATACATATCTGAGAACGATGACGATGGGGCCGAAGTTTGGGAGGCTACGAC